GTATTTATCATTTCAAGGAATTAAATTTACGGGGGAATTATCTGATAATGTGACATCGGTATTGTCTAGATTAAATTTAATGAATGACGGTTTGAGAACTACAAAAGAATTATCAGAAGTAATAATGAAAGCGGCTTATGAAAGTGGTGCGGGGTATTTGGACACCGCCGAAGCCATTGCCAAAATGGGACTAAATGCAGGCTCGGCATTTCAAAGCAATGACGAACTCATAGCATTTATGGAACAGATAAACAAGACTTTTGCAATAGGCGGTGCGTCGGCAGTAGAACAGTCAAATGCTATGGTACAGTTGTCACAAGCTATGGCAGCGGGAGCACTGAGAGGGGAAGAACTCAATTCCATATTAGATGGTGCACCAGGAATTGCCCGAAATATTGAGAAATATATGGGCTGGGCAGAAGGAAGTATTAAAAGCTATGCGGAAGATGGCAAAGTAACGGCAGATGTCGTTAAAAATGCTATGCTCTCTATGGCAGAAGAAACAAACGAGAAATTCAACAGTATGCCTACCACAATAAGTAGAACATTTGAAAAGCTAAAAACACTTGCAATAAAAAGTTTTACGCCAGTATTGCAAGGTATCAATGGACTTTTTAACAACAGTAATGCAGATAGTATACTATATCAATGGGGAGCAGTATTCCAATACATTGCAGACAGGGCTACAGTGACAATAGAAACACTTAAAACTGTTTTAAACAGTGAAGCATTTCAGTCATTTTCAAAAGATATTATGACAGTGTTTGTGGCGGTTGGTGCAACAATCACATTTGTTTTTGACAGTATTGTAAATGGTTTTGACTATGTTGTACAAAATTGGGGCACTTTTCAGCCTATATTGACAGGATTAGCGGCGGCGTTAGCTGTAGTTACAGCGGCACAATGGGCGTTAAATATCGCTATGGCAGTTAATCCCGTGACATTGATTATTGCGGCAATAGGGGCACTGATAGTGCTATTTTATAAAGTAGTTGACCACATAAACAAAGTCAAAAATACAAGCATTTCCGCAACGGGTATTATTGCAAGTATTTTCGCTGGGCTGTTTACTGTAGTCAAAAATGCTGTAGTAGGGGTATGGAATGAAATTGCAAATGTTATAAATTTTGTATACAACTTTTCAAAAGACACAACTTCTGCTATCAAAGTGCTTTTATTGGATATGGCAGATGATATATTTGCTAGTTTACAACATATTGTACAAGGGTTTTTGTCTATTACTCGTCATATGCCCAAAATACCTTTTGTTACAGAAGGGCTTGAGAAGGCAGATGCCTTTTTAACCAAACATAGAAATAATGCACAACAAATGTCACAAAAAATCAAAAATGAAATGAATTGGCAAGAGTTGATGCCCAAATTGGAACGCACAAATGTGTATGATGTAATGGAAAATGTATACATTAAAGTAGCTGGTTTTGGTACTGGTTTTAAAGAGTTTATGAAAGATTTTAACCCTTTTGAAGGGGTAGAAAGTACAAATGATTTATTAGAGAGAATACTCAAAAATACACAAAATATGTCAAAAGATACAAGTAGTATCAATGACAGTTTACAAATGGATAAGGAAGATTTGGAATTTTTGAAAACTGTAGCAAATATCAAATATGGTGATAAATATGTTATGCCTCAAGTCAATATTGAAATGGTAAATCATAACAATATACAGTCTGAAATAGATTTAGATGGCTTTTTTGATAAAAAAGTGGAAGAAATGGCAAATATTGTACAAATGTCGGCGGAAGGAGTGCATATATAATGTATCAATTTTTTATAGATGGCGTAATGTTGCCCATTGCTCCCGCCTCTATGGACACCAATATTAACAACAAAAATACCACAATAACATTGCTGAATGGGGAAGAAATCAATATTGTAAAATCAGCGGGGTTGTCAGATGTTTCATTTACGGCACTTTTGCCAAATAAAAACTATCCGTTTAGTGTATATCAAAATGGTAGTTTTCAGAGTGCACAATATTACCTAGATTTATTAGAAAGGCTGAAATTATCTCAAAAGCCTTTTTTATTTTTTGTAATAAGAACAGATGATAGTGGTAATGTAGTTTATACAGGTAGCACTTCCGAAAACAAAGAACCCTATTACACGCTTGAGGACTATAGCATTAAAGAGGACGCAGAACAATATGGCATTGATTGTAGTGTGGAGATTTCACTAAAACAATATAGAAGTTACGCCACCGCAACGGGTAAAATTCAAATAGACCAAAATAGTCAAACTGCTACAGTACAAAAACAAAGAGATACCACTTCAAAACAAAATTCAAAAAGCTACACGGTGCAAAAAGGTGACACACTATGGAATATCTGTAAAAAGGAATTAGGTGACGGCTCGAAATATCAACAAATTGCACAGAAAAACGGTATTACTACACCAAACAACATACAGGTAGGACAGGTGATACAGTTGGAATAAGGGGGAGTTATAATGCTACCACAAAACAACAACTTGCTAAACAGTGGCATTGAAGTGAAAAGCAATGCTTCTAAAAGCTATTTTATTGATTTTAAAAAACAGAAAATGACAGGTATAACAGATGGTTTAGAGGCTTTAAAACAAGCTATCTATTTGATACTTAGTATCGAAAGGTATGATTATGTGATTTATAGCTGGAATTATGGCATTGAACTAAAAGACTTATTTGGTAAGCCCACAAATTACGCTTGTGCGGTGCTACCGTCGAGGATAAAACAAGCACTCATACAGGACGATAGAATACAAAATGTATATGATTTTGTGACAAGTGCAAAGGGAAATGATGTATTTGTGAAGTTCACGATAGACAGCATTTTCGGGACATTTTCGCAGGAGGTGAAATACAGTGTATGAACATATGACATTTGAAAAAATAATAAAAGATATGCTTGATAGAGTGCCTAATACACTAGATAAAAGAGAGGGAAGTGTACTATATAATGCCCTTGCACCTTCTGCCATAGAATTACAAAATGCTTATATTGAAATGGACAACATACTAGATATGGTATTTGTAGATACTACAGAAGGTGTTTTTCTCACCAAAAAATGTCACGAGAGGGGCATAGAAAGATTAGATGCTACAAAAGCCATAGTCAAAGGGGAATTTAACATTGATGTACCTATAGGGAGTCGTTTTTATATAGAAGGATTGCATTATATTGTGACAGAAAAAATATCACAAAATGTATTTAAAATGCAGTGTGAAACCGCTGGGGAAAAAGGTAATCACAATATAGGTGATATGATACCAGTGGAGTACATACAAGGCTTGACAAATGCAGTATTAACAGAAGTGCTTATTCCCGGTGAAGAAATAGAAAGTGACCAAAGTTTGCGACAAAGATATTATGATAGTCTTTTTGGGCTTGCTTTTGGCGGAAATATTGCAGATTACAAACAAAAAGTGTTGCAAATGCAAGGTGTTGGAGCGGTGAAGGTGTACCCTACTTGGCAGGGCGGCGGTACAGTAAAACTAGTCATACTTACGTCTGAATATAAAGCACCTAGTCAAGAATTGGTGGATATGGTGCAAACCGCTATTGACCCTACACAAAATCAAGGGCAGGGACTGGGATTGGCACCCATTGGACACGTAGTAACAGTAGTAGGGGCACAACAAACAACAGTAGATGTTACAGCTCGCATCACTTATCAGAATGGTTACTATTTCGATAGAATACAAAGTGCATTAGAGCAAACAATAGAGGACTATTTTAATGAACTCAATCAAAGCTGGGGAAATGAAAAAAATTTAGTGGTAAGAATATCAAGAATAGAAAGCCGTATATTGGATTTAGAGGGCGTATTAGATGTAAGTGATACAGAATTAAATGGACTACAAAGAAATATAGAAATTGATGCAGATAACATAGTAGTGAGGGGGCAGGTGTATGACAAGAGAAATTGAATTGTGTAGCTATTTGCCCGAAGTGATAAGAAATGTAAGAGAATATCAAGTGTTGTGTAATGTACAAACTCCCCAAGTCAATGCTATGTGGAAGGCTTTGGAAGTGGTATTTGACAATGGATTTCTGGAAAGTTTGACAGAATATGGTTGTCAAAGATGGGAAAAAATACTACAGCTAACACCAGATAAGTCAGAAAGTTTAGAAATACGCCGTAAAAATATTTGGATAAGGCTCAACGAAAATTTACCTTATACTTTTAGAAGGCTTGTAATGCTTATGGATAGTATATGCGGTAAAAATGGCTACACTATGACATTGTACCACAATGATTATTTTTTAGATGTTTCCATACAGCTTACAGAGCAAAATTTAGAAAGTCATATTGTAAAGCAAGTTATGGAACTGTTTGAGAGGGTATTGCCGGCAAATATAGAGTATATCAAAAAATTTCGCTATGATGCAGAGGATACCAGTGTAAAAGTGGGTGCTACTACTGTAATAGCACAAGTTGTCGATGTGCTGCCACTTATGCCCTCAAACTATCAAAATGAAGCGGAATTGTATACAGATGGTGTGTTGTGTGTGGGATTGAGTGCAGAAATAAAGGAGGGATAGTATGGCAGAACAAAAATATTATACCATTGTGACAGATTTGGGTGCGGAATTGATGGCAAAAGCCGCACAAAAAGGACAAAAAGTAAATGTAGTAAGTATTGCGGCTGGTGACGGTGACGGCGTTTTTTATACTCCTACAAGCGATATGACCGCATTAAAAAGGGAAATATGGCGAGGGGAAATACAGAATTACGAAATAGATAGTATTTCACGAAATGTTATGAAAATCAGTGGTATTATTCCTAAAGAGGTAGGGCATTTTGTGCTGAGAGAAATGGCATTGTTTGACGATAATAATAATATGATAGCAGTGTGTAATGCTCCCGATTTGCTTAAGGCGGTACTGGAGGAGGGGGCACTCACAGAAGCCGTTGTGTATATGAGAATAGCCGTTACAAATACAGAAGCCGTAAATATTGTGGTAAATTCTAGTGCCATTTATGCTACTGTACAGGATTTGGACGCCCACAAAAATGATGATAATGCCCATAAAAAGCTTTTTGATGAAAAGGTGGATAAAACGGAATTTATAACAGAACTAAATAAAAAAGTAGACAAAACGGAATTTACAACAGAATTAAATAAAAAAGTAGATAATACGGAATTTACTACAGAATTGAGTAAAAAAGTAGATAAAACCGATTTTACAGGGGAAAATATAGGGGAATTGTTAGAAGCAGCTGGTTGGCAAAGTGGCGGTGATATGACAGACGAATTAGATTTAAAAGCAAATAAAAATCTGGATAACGTTGAAAAATCAAGTTTAGACGATAAAGTAACAATAAATAAAAATGTAGCTTTAGGAAGTGGTGCTTTAAATAATATTACAGCGGTAAAATATAATGTAGCAATTGGAGAAAATGCTTTAAATGCTATACAAACAGGAGGATATAATGTTGCATTAGGATATGCAGCTTTAGGATTATGCGAAAATGGTGAAGCTAATATAGCAATTGGAGATGAGGCAGCGGTAAAATTAAAACAAGGTAGTCAAAATATAGCAATTGGTTCATATGTTTTGAAAAAAGCAACAACGTGTAATTGCAATACAGCAATTGGTACAAGTACAATGTTAAATAATGAAACAGGGCAACATAATACAGCAATTGGTGTACAAGCGTTATTAGCTTTAAAAACAGGAAATAACAATACAGCAATAGGTAATATGGCTTTAACAACAATTCAAGAGGGTGATTATAATACAGCAATAGGCTATCAGGCTTTAACAGCATTAGGAGCAAATATAAGTTGTTCTAA